GTCGTCTTCGTCGTTCTCTTCGTCTTCGTAGACTGTGCGTAAACGCCATGCGCCGATGCCGCCGCCGACTGCTTCCTCGAAGGCGTTGTCGTAGGCCTCATCTGCGACGGATGCCTGCTCGTCTGCACGATACAGACCGTCGCAGACCTCGGCCAGCTTGTCGTTTTCCTGGCCGTCCTTGGACACGTAGTCCACCGTGATGCGGTTATTGCGGTACTCGTTGATGATGCGAATCACCGAGAGCATGATCTTGTTGACCTCGAACTTGGGCTTGTTCTCGTACAAGTCCCAGAGTGGGCCTTCCCACTGGCTGCCTGCCAGGGAGTAGAAGCGCCGATCTTGGAGGCATTGCAAGCGCTCGTCGCGGAGGGCTGTCTGTACGTCGTCAAACTGCGCCAGGGCTTCTGCGTGAAGGTTGGCGAGGCGTTGGTCGTTGCTCATTCGGGCCATGGGGATTTCCTCAATTTGTGCGATTGTCGGGGTTTGACTTGCAATAGTCAAAGTGGTAGCGCTTCATGTTGGTTGCGCCACCTGTTTTTTGGCAGTGAATGCACGTCAATTTGGACATTGTGTGTTTTGCTCCACGATGCGCCAAGCCGATCTTTCTCTTGTGTTCTTCACTGAGTTTCTTGCCTTGTCTTGAGGCTGACAACGCCGCCTTGTGCTGGTCAGACAAAACCCTGCCCTTCATGGCTGCGACTTGCTTTTGCCTTATGTCTGGATTTTCCCACGATTTTTTGACGGCCTCAGCAATTTTGCGTTTGTGTTCTGCGCTTTGGGTTTCTTTGGATTTCCAGCTTGAGCGATCAATCCCACTCATTTTTTCTGCAAAGTTCCTGCGCAACCACCCGTATTTTTTGTTCGACACCCTGGTAGCCATCATCAAAGCGCCAAAAGCAATGCCTGGATGATCTTGGTACATCTTGGCCAAAAGCTGGTGAGCGACCATGTGTTCTTCTGGCGTGAGCGCAACTATGTTCTGTGGCTCATCACCACCGCCCATGCAGCGCGGTGTGATGTGATGGCGCTCGACGTAACCCGTGATTGACCTGGTACGTGCACGCTCGATGATCAGGTTGTAATGTTTCCAATAGTCCATAAATGGATTTTACCACTTCTTCACATTTGGCAAAGGGGTGAAAGTGGCGGGTTTGGATGCACCAGCTCGGCGCACGGCTTCGCAGGCGTAGCGTAGGGCATCGATCACGTGGTTTTTCTTGTCTTCGAGCACCGGCAAGATTTTGCCGGTAAGTGGGTCTTGCTTGTAACTGTACAGCGTCAGCTCGTCGATTGTGTGGATGCATCGAGGATGTACCACGATGTCGTAGTTCTTCAGGAACTCGATGCCTTCCTCGACCGACTTCGGGCCTTTGACCGCTGTCATGATCTTTGGGAAGCCATTCTTCTTCATGTGGCTGATCGTCTCTGGCCTGGCTGAATCGGCCACGATTGGCCACTTCTCGGCCTCTGGCACCTGCATGAACAGCTCGGGTGTGTTCACGATCTCGCAGCCAACCATGTAGGCCTCATGGTCAATGTAGAGCGTTCGGCCAATGATGTGGCAGCGCACTAGTGTGGTCGGGTCGACCGCAAAGCCCCAGTCTGCACCGAGCCGGTGGATTGCGTCTGGTGGGGCCTCGAATTCCTCGACGCGCCAGTTCTTGAACACTCTAGTGTTGCTATTGGTCAGGTAGCTTCCCATCCAGACATGCTGGTATTTGTCTGGATCGCGCCTCTTGTCGTACTCCATCTCATCGCGCAGGACTTGTGGAAACCAAGGGTTGTCGGTGAAGTTGACCTTCAAGACTTGCGCGTCCTTTGGTGGTGTCGGACCGCGCAGCAGGAAGTCGACAGGGTCGTTCTGCTGGCGCGGGTTCCATGTAAACCATAGCTCGGAGTCTGGCTTGCGGATGGTTGGCCGCAGCAGGTCAAGGCTGGTCTGGCTCAGGCTTTGAGCCTCCTCCACCCAAGCGCAGTCGTAACCTTCGAGCGACTTGATCGAGTCGGCTGTGTGGTTTTGCATGCCTTGGAAGATGATCATGCCATCGCCCTTCTTGGACTTGATCACGGCTTCTTGCACTTCAAAGTAAGCGCCAGCGTTCATTTGCTCAATTTTCATTTCGAGCAGGCGTTTGACGGACTGGTTCAACGACTTCTGGATTTCACGCACGCAGACGCTGCGCCGCTTCTGATCCATGATGTGGGCCTCGATCATCAGCTCGGCAAACATGTGCGACTTACCCGAGCCTCGGCCACCCCATGCGCCTTTGTAGCGGCTGGGGTCCAGAAGGGGCAGGGCCCATTCTGGGGTGGGGAGTTGCAGGGTGGTCATGCGAATAAATCCATTGTCGCAGCGTTAACCTCGGAAATGCAATGCGGACTGCACCAAATCGTTTCACTGGCGCTGTTTTCCACGGCCTCATCGGTAATGGCGTAGCCCTTGCGTGCCGCCCAATTGCGCTCGGTCCAGCCCTTGTTCAGCAAGGCGTCATGCTCCCCGGCATGGCCGCAAATCACAATGCGCAGATTGGGGTTGTTGCCATTGGTCGCGCACCAAGCCTGCACCTCGGCTGGCAAATTAGTGCCCACGCCGCCAGCTGCGTAGTCCATCGCGCCTTTGAAATATGGCGGGTCCAAAAACACGCCCGTCAAGCCATGCCGCACCGTCACCGAGTCCTTGACCACCCGCGACCAATCACCGCAAGTCACGCGCACATCGCGCAATCGGTCATGCAAAGTTGCAAACCACGTATGAATGAACTTGCCCCGCCCGGCATCGCCTAGGTGCGGGAGTTGGCGATTGATGCCTTGCCCGGCATCGCCTAGGTGCGGGAGTTGGCGATTGATGCCTTGCCCGGCATTGCCTAGGTGCGGGAGTTGGCGGCGGTCCACCAGTTTTTCACCGTCATGAACCCAAGGGCCTTCACCGCCGCACCAGCCAGAGCCAATCCAATTGCACGCACCCCAGCACCACCACCCCGCTATTTTTGCGTCAAAGTAATCGGGGTCAGCGTGCAATTTGTCTGTCAGCCCTTGCGCATGGCGCACAAGCCAAGAATGGCGAGAAAACAGGTCGTTTTCGTTGCATGGCCAGTCGGCGTGATGTGCAACTGCTTCAGGGTCAGCATGAATCGCACGCCAAAAGTTGGACACAAAGCCATCGGCATCATTGATCGTCTCAATGCGCTTACCCTCCGGTGCGCACAGCAACATGGCCGCGCTGCCTGCAAAAGGCTCCACATAGTTTTTCACCTCGCCAAACGCCTGCCAAACAACCTCACATGCGCCTGACTTGCCGCCAAACCACGGGAAAGGCGCTTTGTATTCACTCATGCCTTCACCACCACACGCTCAATGCGCTGCACCAGTGGGTTGGCTGGATCGCCAGATACTTCGATCTTGTCGCCATACTTTTTTGGGGCCAACTTTGACAGCAGCCACTTGCGGGTGTCAACCTGTAGTTTGTGCTTTTGCACCGCTGCCCAGTCTTTTTTGCCATCTGGCAATAATCCAACGTCAGAATCACTCAGCTCCAATACCTCTTGAGCCATGCGTTCGATCAGATCTTCCCTCGCGCGCGCATAGTCTACGGCCAAGGCGGCATCATCATTCAACCATGTGTTAAACGTGCTTTGATGCACACCAGCTGCTTCACAGGCTTTAAGCGCACTCAGACCGTTGCGCATTCCTTTCAGCACCAGTGCGCTGATCTGTGCGCGATCTTCACTTCCAGGCTTTGTGCGTTTGGTGGGCGCTTTTGCTTTGTGGGTTTTTGTGGTCATGCTGCATTGTCCTCTTTTTCAAGTCTGTTTGCCACCAGGGTGGCGTAGCCTGCGATGTCGATCCAGTTGTCGGCATAGTTTGGATCGCCGTTCAGAATTCGTGCGATTTTGTGGGAGATCATTTCAAGGGCTTCGCGTTGGTCTGGATCGAGATCGCATCCGCGCTTGGCTTCGTATTTCAAAATCACACCTTTGAGCTGTTGGCTGATTTCGGCATGGCCTTCAAAGCTGCCATATCTGGCTTCTCTGCCTGCCAGCATTTCGTTGACGTTGGTCTGTTCTGTCATTTCATTTTCCCCATGTTGGGTGTTACAAGATCATGCCAACGTTTGTGGCAAGCGCGGCAAAGGTAAGACGTGGGCCATTTCTCGGAATCTGGGAATAAATACTGTGGTGCCCAATGATGTAATTCACCTTCATTTGCATTGCACACTTCGCATTTAATTTGTTTTTGATTTCTTTCAAAG